AGTAATAACATGGATTATTTAGATGATTTGTTTATACCAAATCCTTATCAACAACAGATAGATGAAACCAATATTGATTACAAAAGATTCTTATATTATAAAGATTTAGGAGCTAAAAGATCATTAAAAAAGGTTTCGGCATTCTTTGGCGTTTCTGATAGAAGAATAGCACAAATATCTGTGAAAAATCATTGGATTGATAGATTACATGCAATAAATAAGATAGAAAACGATCAAATAATATCTACTGTTTTGAGTTATATTGGAGAAACAGCTAGAGATCTTGCAAACGAAATAAAACCGGTATTGTTTGATCTCATTGCCGAAATAGCCGAAACACCTAAAAACAATCTAAATCCAAATGAATTAAAAGGATTATTGGATGTATGTTACAAGATCATAGCCCAAATCTATGGAATGGGAAATCCACAGGTACAAGTAACGAATGTTGAAGTACCACAGATCAATATGAAGTGGGATTGGGAAGAAGATGGAGAACAAGACTATTGATGTAGCTCCTCCTGATCTTCATGTAGGACAGATAGAAGTTATAAAATCATTAGATAAAAACAGATATACGATTGTCTGTGCTGGAAGAAGATGGGGCAAAAGTACACTTAGTCTTGTAAGTTCAGTAGATCAAGCATTAAAAGGACAAAAGGTATGGTTGATATTTCCTGTATATCCACAAAGTTTAGAAGCTTGGTTGAATTTAAAATCGTTGATTAGACAACTACCAGAACAATATGCAGAGATTAGAGAAGTAGAGAAAAGAATAGTTCTAAGAAATGGTGGATCAATACAGATAAAATCTGCTAATAAACCAGAATCTCTTCGTGGTGCTGGTGGTATAAGTCTTGTTATCTTTGATGAAGCTGCTTATATGGATCAAGAAACATGGCATACAGTAAGGCCAATATTGTCAGATAACTTTGGTAAAGCATTATTTATAAGTACACCTAATTCAATAAATTGGTTTTTTGATCTATTTGAATCTGCTAAAAGAAGAAAAGATTGGAAAGTATTTCACTATCAAACAATAGATAATCCAAGAATAAGGAAAGAAGAACTAGAACAAGCAAGAGATGAACTTGGATCACTTGTTTACGCACAAGAGTTCTTAGCAGAGTTCACAGAGGTTGGAAATATGTTTAAAAGAGATTGGTTTCAATACTTTGAGAAAACAAAGAATGGTTATCTTGTTGATGGTAAAAGATATAATCTAGAAGATCTATCAGTATTCGCTACAATGGATACTGCATTATCTATCAAAGAAACTGCAGATTATTCAGTCATCATGACAGTAGGAACAACAGATGATGGTAAATTACTTGTCTTAGATGTATTCAGAAAAAGACTAGAAGCTCCGGAAATGTTACCACAGATCCAAAAAACTATTGATGATTGGAATGTTGCATGGTTTGGTGTAGAAGATTCATCATTCGGTTTAGGTATTATCCAAATGGCTAGAAGGCAAGGACTTCCAATCAAGAATCTAAAAGCAGATAAATCTAAAACAGCTAGGGCAGTTCCTGCTGCAGCTGGTGTAGAAAATGGTAGCATTTACTTTTTGAAAAATGCAGATTGGTTAGTAGAATTTGAGAAAGAATTAACAAGTTTTCCATCTGGAACACATGATGATCAGGTGGATGCACTTAGCTACGCTGCAAGACATGGTATAGTGCGAAAGACAAAATGGGAAGTTACCTAAATGGGTATAAGAGATAATATAAGAGATTTTTTTCAACAACAGGGATCAGAACAAAGTAAAGCGTATAATAACTTTCCTAATAATCAAATAGTCTTTCCATTCAATACTGATATAGGTTTCTTTAGTGGTGTAGATCAAATGAATCCAGAGGGTAACTCTGCAGCACTTGCATGTTTGAATGTTCTTGGTACTGCCTTTTCTGAAGCTCCATTAGAAGTATATGAACAATCTGGAGATGGAGAAGAGAAGATATTAAATCATCCAGCATCAATGTTGATGAAGAAACCAAGTCCATATCTATCTGGTAACTTGTTGAACAACTATATAATCACATCTGTTTCGGTTGCAGGAGATGCTTTTTTACTCAAACTAAAAAACGAAGCAGGTGGAGTTGTTCAACTTTATCCATTGATCCCAGAACAAGTAGAGGTTAAAGGAACAAAAGAAGAACTAATTACACACTATGAATACAAACAAAAAGGACAAAATCTCTTTATACCAAGAGAAGATATGATCCATATCAGAGAAAAGATTGATCCAAGAAACCACAGAAGAGGATTAGCACCTCTTAGATCAGTATTAGTTGAGATTCTTGGAGATGCTGCGGCAGCACAAATGGCATCTGCTCTTGTAAAAAATATGGGTGTTCCGGGCGTAGTTATATCTCCAAAGAATGATCTATCTATGACAAAGGAAGAGGGAGAAACTATTGCAGAAACATTTGGGAGAAGATTTGGTGGAGAGAATAGAGGTAGGCCATTAGTCATATCAGGTGGAGAAGTAGATATACAAACTCTATCTTTTTCTCCAAAGGATCTAGAGATTGGAAAACTTAGACATGTAAACGAAGAGAGAATATCCGCAGTGTTAGGTGTTCCATCAATTCTTGCAGGTCTAGGAAGTGGTCTTGAATCAAGTACATACAATAATGTTTCTGAACTTAGAAACTTTTTTACAGAACAAAAACTAATACCAATGTGGAAGAATGTAGCACAAGATCTTACAAATCAACTTCTACAAGAAGATTTCACAGATGATACTAATTTAATAATGAAGTTTGATCTTTCTGATGTAAGAGCTTTACAACAAGATGAACAATTAGAAATGGATAAGATCGTAAAAGGTTTACAAGCAGGGTTTATATCGGTGGCTGAAGCACGAAAGGCAACAGGTTTTCCAGCTGATGATCCAAGTATGGATGTATATCTAAGAGGTATCCAACAAGTAGAAGTGCCAACAGATGGCTCAGATGTAAGGATATTTTCTGGACAGATACCAACAGGAGATCCAAACTTAGATTCTTTGATGGATAGTCAGAAGTCTGGTAGAAAAGAAAATGATGATAACTTTGATGACACTTACATCATCTTAGAAGATGGAGAGAGAGTTCATATCTCTTGGTTAGAAGAAAAGAAAATAAAAAAAGAAGATGGTAAGTATTGTGTCTATTCAAAAGATGGTAAAAGGAATTTTGGTTGTTATTCCACAAGAAAGGAGGCAGAGAATAGATTAAGACAGATTGAAAGATATAAAGCTATGTTTGGAGATCTAAAGGTAGGAGATTCTGTATCTTGGTCTATAAATAAAGATCCTGATCCTCCATCAACTATCAATGGTGTAATAGAATCACTTAATCAAAACGAAGAAACAGCAAACATTAGAGTATGGGCTATCTTAGAAGATGGTGGACACCAAAGAACAGATAGAACAGTTACAGTTGAAGTATCTAAATTAAGAGTTATCAATCCAATAGATCAAGAAGAAAAACAATTATCTGCTAGGGTAGAAAAAGCACTAAAGAAAAAAGTAGAAGATCATAACGCAGATAATCCTAAATTTAGAGCAACTATTGGAATGTTAAGAAAGGTTTTTGAAAGAGGTGTAGGAGCTTATAGAACTAATCCAGGCAGTGTAAGAGGTAATGTTACATCTGCCGACCAATGGGCAATGGCCCGCGTGAATGCGTATTTAAAAGCATTAAAAACAGGTAAGTTTCCAAGAACACCATTTGATACTGATTTACTTCCTGAAGGTCATCCAGATGCATCAGATGAGAAGTATGGTAAACCAAAGAAACCTAAGAAACCAAAGAAACCTAAGAAACCAAGATACTCAAAACAGATTGATACTGTACCAGAGTACATACAAAGAAACGCACAAAGAGGACTTGATAATCTTGATAGAGCAGGAGATGGGCTACAAGACGCAACAATAACAGCAGCAAGAAGAATGGCTAATGGAGATATTTCGGAAAGAAAAGTCAGATTGATGAGTGCATGGTTTAGCAGACACGAAAGCGATTTAGATTCTGAAGCAGCTGATGATTACCTCAAAGGAGAGGGAGAAATCACAGGAGGACAGGTTGCATGGTTACTTTGGGGCGGAGATATAACCAGAGAAA